GCCTTACCACGCATGTTGCGCACGCCGGTCTGCACGTCACCAGCCAGAGTGGCAGCGGTCAAACCAGTGGTGTCATCGAGGATCTCGGAGTCACCCGACAGATCGCCGAAGAAAGGCAGGTCGATGGTCTTACCACCTTTGGCAAACTCAGCCTGGATGGCAGAGTTCGTGACCATCAGGCCGGAAGTAACCAGAGCGTTGCGGTTCTGCAGCTCTTCCTGCTGGTATTCCAGGAAAAGCTGAGGAATAAAAGGAATGCCAGCGAGAAGCATTGTCTTTGCCTCAAAGAAGAGAAGAAAACAAACGAGCTGCCTGTAGCACTGCTGTCAGGCGGATTGAAAAAGCTTGTGTCGGTACAACCGCACTGCGCGAGCGCTTGGCTCGACTTCACGAGGCACGGCCTCTAACAGTCAAATACTAGCGCTTCTTACGGGTATAGGTCTTGCGTTTTCTTTTCTCGTCTTCCCCCTTGCGCTTCATGCCAGCTTCGCTCATGGCAATAGCTCGGGCTTGCGCAAGACTTGTTACTTTACGCCCAGAGGAAGATTTTAATGTGCCAGCGCGAAATTCACGCATCACTTTCGCAATCTTCTCTTCTTTCTTGCTTGGTTTTTTCATGACAGCAACAGCGAGTTAATAAAAAAGCCCCACCGAAGTGAGGCGTGATATGCGATCAGGGTTGATCAGGTAGTCACCAGGGTCCAGCCCTTGCCAGTGGCAACAGCTTTCTCGTCGTTGCTGACAGTGGCATTACCAGCAGTGCCAGCAATGTTCAGAGTCTGCGTCCCGGTCACGGTAGGCAGACCAGCAAACAGCTCGACGAGGTTAGTGCGAGTGAAGGCAGCAGGAATCACATAGACGCTACCGCTGGCCATGCCAGCGTCATAGGAAACACGGATGGAGGTGATGGCCTCTTCAACCGCAGAAGTGATCTGGCGGCCAATGACGTTGCGATCAGTCTTGTAAGGCATGGCGAGTGAGATGAGCGCTCTGACACATGCTAGGAATCACCGTCACGCCTAGCCTTTTCTTGCATTGCAGGCGAACAGTGTCAGAAAGACGCACATGGGATTCGCCCGTGCGCGAGCCCTGGAACCCTATCATTCATCATCTACTGAAGGCCGTAGATACACACAATCAACTTTATTTTCAAACTTGCAACGAATGGCATCTTGAAAAAGCTAGAGAGATGCGTGCGTATGTTGTCGAGCTGAAGGATTGGATTAAAAATCAAGAGTGAATCTCTTGTTTACCATTTAACTTTATCAGCCCAATAAGCAGCACTCATTTTACCTTTAGAAATATTAGCCGCATGTCTTGCTTTGAAAGAACGCTGCCTAGCTTTTTCTCTTTCGGTTTTTGGCGCACTTCCGGCGCCCGATACACCTTGCTGCCCAAAGCGAATTAATTTAACCTCATCGCCGCTTTTAGCAAGAACAGCGTGCGACTTAGTGGGATGATTGGGTGTCCTTTTTGGCTTATTGTAACCTTCAAAAGTCTCCCCGCGATACGTGATCGACATTTTACAAAAGCAGCTATTTGCACTGTAGCAATAAAAAAGACCCCCGAAGGGGTCTCACCCGTCAACCACCCGCAGGTTACATGCTCTGCAAAGCACGCCCCAGCACGGGATCAAGCTTACCCGCAATGCGAGCCTCGGAGATCAAGCGCTTTGCCTTGTCTGGGTCTTTCTGTAGAATTTCTGCAGCCTTGGTCGCATTCAACGAATCCTTACTAAAGGGATTATTTGAATAAGAAGGCGTAGCAGAGCGACTTGTCGTCATACCCGACCCAGTTGCACCGCTTCCTGCAAAGTAGACGGCGAACTCCTCGTCTTCACGAAGGCGAGAAACAGCGTCACGAAGAGATACGGGATCATCTTCTGATCCGTACACAACAGTGCTTTCGTCATCAAGAAGACGAAACTTCTCTTTCAGCAACTTGTAAAGATGCGAGGGGCGACGACATTCAACTTTTGACAGCTCATCGGTCACAAAACGCTCAAGCTTATTCTCGCGGCGCTTTTCACGCTCTTGATTGCGCTCGTTTTCAAGTGACTCATTCACCTTGCGCAGGTCAGCAAGCGCCTGGCGAAGCGAAGTGAACTGAGCCTTCAGGGCCTCGCTCATGGCGTCAGAAGGCGTCTGCTCCGATGCAGGACTGGAGGGCTGCTGCTGCGCCTCGGGCGCAGTGCTCTCAGGCTTCTTGGCTAGTCCGGCGATGCGCTCAGCAATGGCATCCTCATCAAGGTCATCGCTCAGCTCAATACCAGCAACTTTCAAAAAGCTATCAATCGTCTTTTTCTTTTTTAGATCTTTAAGCAGTCCCTCTTTCGTCGCTTTGAGCTTGGTGCTTTCGCTTTCCAGCTCACCAGCCTTCTTTTGAAGGGCTTGGATCACCGCAAGAGCGTCTTCAAGAGTTTCTGGTGTGTGCTCGGTCACGCAAAGTCATCTGTTGACTCGTTAAATAGTAGCACTATTGGCTTCGTTTATCTCAGCAGAAGCTTCGGCAAGCTCAAGATCACGCCCTTCGCTCATCAGATTTGCGTTGTCAACGGGGATCTGACCGCGATTTGCAATCTGACGCCCACCAGCGCCGACACCAAGCTGTTGAGCCGTCTCGGTTCCATCAAGATTCATGTCGTTGAGCAGATTTTTAACACTAAAATCGGGTAGCCCTTCAAACATTTCGCCCGCTTCAAGCATACGCAGGAACATTTCAATCGTAATTGCGTTACTGTCTTTGAACAAAGAGCTAAGCGCCATTACTTGTTGAGAGTGCAGCTTAACGGGAATGAAGTTTTTGCTAATCGTCACGCGCACTTCAGGGATGGAGCGATAGGCGGACGCATAAAGCAATGCACGATTCAAGGCATCCTCAAGCCCTTGCACCAGCACGGCGAGCTGAGAATCGCTCTGAGACCGGTCCAGAAGCTTCGCAAAGCCCGATTCCGCTTGGGTCTTGCTGGTTGTCATGGCCACAGCAGCAAGGCGCTCCATGGCCGCTTCCACGCGACGCAGATTCTCAAGCGTGACCGATGCGCCCTCCATCGAAGCACTCATCAGATTGAACTTGGCGTCTGGATTCTGCGAGAACAGAGCACGCCCAGCGCCTGCTTTGATCTCATCATCAGGGCGCACGCCCGTACCCGTGAGGATCGGCGAGGAGGTCAAATGAATTGTTTCTGCAAGATCAGCAGACACACTCCAATGATGCAAGTTAAGACGTGCGATGTCAAAAAGAAGTGGGCGGGCGCGGAAAAACGCTTCTTTCTTGCCCCCAAGAACAGGGACAAATGGGATGAAGGGAATCGAAAGATACGTTGTTTCTTCTAGAATGTATTTATCTACATTACTGGTGCCATTGCGCTTTGTATAAAGACGACAGCGCACTCGCTGCCCTTCAATTACGGGCTCAACCTCATCAGAAAGTTGAGAAACATCGTTATTTGCGAGATTTACGATGTCATAGACACGCACTGCAGGGATAACTTCTTCAAAAAATTCGTTCTCTTCGCTTTGACGACGTACTTCCGTCTTGACGCGCAAATAAGTAGGAAATGCCCCAAAAACATTCTGCGCCCCAATCTGTGCATTAAACACGTCATAGCGACACTCCAGCACCTGATCCATGCGCATCAGCACGAAATAGGGGCGTGGGTTGATGCGACGCTCCTCAGCAGCACTCAAGCCCCCTGGCAACTTGGGATACTCAACCCAAATAGCGGAGACACCCCCATCAAGAGCCTCGGTAAAAGCTTCTTTGGCAAAAGAAACAAGCGAGTGACCCTCAAGGTCAACGTCTTCAAAGAAATTACTCCACTCAGAAGGAATACTTTCTGGGATTGACACTCCCTTACGAAGTGCTGTGCCAGTTACAAGATCACGAAGGTGTGAATAATAGTTTTGAAAACTACTCTGAGCGCGTGTTTTGCGAACTTGATAACTTTGCTGCTCTTCTAAATAATCCTGAGGTAGATATTCGTCAGATGCTTCAAAGAGATAGAACTCGGGAAGCGTACAAAAACGAATAGGGGCGAGACGTGAAAACTGTTCTGCTTGCTCAATCGAATATGCGTCTACGCCGGATACTTCTTCAAATGCCTCCTCGTACTCGGGAAACCGCCTCTCAAACGGCTGTGCGATCAAATTGTCCGCTGTTGGAACAAGCGAGTTAGGGATGATCGTCACTGCTCTTCAGAGTCTTTTCATGCAGTGTAGCTCTTACAAGCTCAGCGCCAACGCGGGCGAGAGAAGTGAGCTGTTGCGCGTGGCATTGTTTGCCAAACTAGATAACGCAAAGCATCACCGGCGTGAGAAAGATCGTGTTTGCCGCCTTTTTGTGGACGATAATTTTCATCGTACCCCCAATTTTCAAGGCTTTGGAGCGTCTCTGGGCAGGTTGTTGGATTTACAAGCACGTTATTTGAGTGAATATACATATTCGCGTGTGAGATTGTTTCTGCAACTGGTGGGTTGCGGCGCTCGGCAACAACTTTGATGCCGGCGCCCCGAAGAATGTCGTGATCGCTCTCGGTAGCGCTGGTGCTTGCATGACTACCACTGGCGTCTGGATAGCAAGTCACCATTCCATTCGCAAGCTGCCTAGGGAATTTGCGTTTGACATGTTCAATCAGGTCAAAAGTCGTGCGGCAAGTGTGCTCATCGAAGACGTGAACCGCTTGCCCCGTAGGCGATGGGCGAACGACGGCATAGCAGGATTGACTCTTGCCCACGTTAAAGTCGGCGCCGAAAACAATAAGTTCGTTTGGCTCTGGATAAAACACACTCGTGCAATGCTTTTGTCGATCAAACTCGTGAAAGACAGTTGCTTGCGCAAGATTAACAAATTCGCCGTTCAGATAAGCTTCAATCAGATTGGCGGGATAAGTGGCTCTCAGGTTTTCAATGAAGCCCGGATCAAGATATGGGTTATCTGCTGTCTTTGCTTTATAAAGCGCTTTCTCGTCTGATGCCTCTCGCACAAACATGTTATAAAGAGCTTTGTGGCCCTCGGGCGTAGATGCAAAGCCCAGCTGAGGGCATTTTCCTACACGAACACGCCCTTGCAGTTTTACAATTGCCGCTTCTGCTGTCTGCGTCGAAACTGTATCAATTTCGTCAACAACCATACTTGCGGCGTTAACACCGATAATTCTATTGTAATTTTCAAATGAACGCAAAAGTATAGGGGTGTCGCCCCTTGATAGTTTTAACGTAAAAACTGGTAGTGGGCTTGTGCGAAACTCATGCGGAATGCCATATCTATCAAGTACGCTTTGCCACGCAGGAATCGCAACGTCGCGTAAAAGTGGAATTGTGGGCTCAAGGAATAAATGCGTAAAACCCGGACTGCGAAAGCATAAAAGTATTGATTTCGTGACTGCTGCAAAACTTTTCCCACTACCAAATCCCCCACATAGCGCCACCATGCGATGATCAAAGTCTGTGACAAAATCTTTTTGATGTGGAAGCAGATCTGAGATTATTTTGATCTCACAGGCGGAGTGATCAAATGTATTGTTGCCACGTCGTGCTATTGCACGCAGTTTTGATGTGTCTTCAAACAGCCCGAGCGATTGCAACGCAGCTCGATCTGCATAGCGACTACTGCGCGCCTTCGCTGGCATTAGCTCTTCTTCTTGCGACGGTGTTGATAGCTTATCTTCTTTGAGCTTGTTTTTTCACGCTTAAAGCGACGCTTCTCTGCTGGCGTCAGCTCCTTGGAAGTCTTCGGCGTGTCAGCAGAAACTCTTTTGGATGGGCGGCAAGCTGGATAGCTGCGACGCTTCTCCCCAGTAGAGCGCCCACAGGGCTTGCCCGTCTTCACGTCCACCCACTCTTCGTCGAACCAGCGAGTGAGCCCAGAGCGTGCTTTTTTAGGCATGATGACGACTCATTTCTCCACACGATAACGCCCACCCCGCTTTTTATATTCACGCACTAACCAGGCATTTGCGTAGGCGCTAGGGTAGACTTTGAATTTACGTTTTGCAGCAGCTTTTACGCGAGCGTAGAGAGCTTTGTCAACGGGGACATTGCGTGACATAAGCACTGAGGCGAGGTTACAGGCAGTCTATTCAGCGAAGAACAATACATCAGGGATAAAATCAGAGTTTTTTAGTTCAGAGAAGGGGCGAGTGGCAACATCATCAGGGATAAAATTAACAAACGATTGTTGATTTTCACAAGTAATCACGACATATTCAAATTTATTCAATTTTTGAGTCATGCGAAACAAAAAACGTGATTTTTCATTCAAATTACTAGCTATCGCAAAGCGTTTGAAGTCTTGAGGGCGCAAATAAATACGTAATAATTCAATAAAAGCTTGTCGATCAAGTGTGCTTTTCACGTCATTTCACGTGTTGCGTTGACAACATCATATTGAGATTTTCGTGATGCGCTCGACAATTCAACAAAGCGTTTAAATTGTTGTAAATCTTTAATATCAAGCAGTAGCATATTGATTGCATCTAGCTGTTCATCTAATTTCTGTTGCAATTCTTGCACTTGTTGCTCTAGTTGCGCAATGCGTTCTGTTTTTGACATGACATGCGTGATAACACAGTAAATTTAGAGTGTTGTGCGCGATCTGTCAAGTCTTGATACTTTGTAAATAGTGAGCCAGAATAGGGGAAAAAAATTTGGGGTGACGGGTAAAGTAAGCCCCCCTGGCAGGAGAGGCCACCCCCAGTGGGGCCGGCTGATGAGGCCGACCCTACCGGACGCTGCGGTTACCGGGCCGCGATGGCTGCACCATAGGCTGAGAGGTGGGCGTTGAACAGTTGGGCCCATACGTCGGCGGCTGCCATGGGCTCCTTGATGTCACACAACAGCCATCCGGCTTCTGCTGTGGGTCGGCTGACTGGCAGGCCGGTGAGGGCTGAGAGGCGGGCGGCAAGCTGAGCTGGTGAGGTGATTTCCACACCTAGGTGTGCTGCGACTGCTGCGGCTTCTGGGAGCCACACGCGGCCGTTGCTGCGTGCCAAGACTGAGCAGATGCCCGCCCAGAACTGGGCGCTGGCCTGACGTTCGGGGCTGAGGTCGCCATAGGTGGCGGGGTTGATGACAGGGCCGGGCTTCACCTTTGCGGTGGGCTTGGGTTCTGAGGGCTTGGGGGATGAGAGGCGGCCAACCCAGCCAAGCTGAGCCAGGGCTGCACGGTCGCGGTCGGTGAGGGGCTGCGCCAGTTCTTCGGGCTTGGCAGTGCTGCGGCTGGTGGTGCGGGTTGGGTTGGCCTTGGCGCTGGCCTGAAGCGCGGCCAGCAGGAGGGCAGCGGGATCGGCTGCTGCTGCGGCTTTGGTGGCTTTGGTGTTGGTCATTGTCTGAGATTTGTAGTTGTGAGGGCTCCGCCACTGGGGGCGTCGCTTGTGTCCATTATTGCACGTCACCGGGCAGTTTCAAGGTATCGGGTGATTAGAATACTTTATAGCTATACTTTAACATTTAACTAACTATAAAGTATAAAGTAACGATTCAATGCAAATACAAATACTTAACAAATAGCAAATAATAATAATGTTTTGCAAATACCTGGACATTACAAATAACTAGTATTTGCTATTTAACATTTAGCAATCATCAACAAATAATAACATTTAACAAATAGCTGCAATTATAAATAAACAGTATCTGCAAAGTAATAATAACATTTAGCAAATACTATCTATTACAAATAAACAGTAATTACTAAATAACAAATAGCAATTGTTAAATAACAAATAGCAATCGTTAATAAATAATTGCATTTAACAAATAACTTTAATTAACAAATACCTGGAAATTACAAATAAATACTATTAACAAATAATTGCAAATAATAAATAATTGCAAATAATAAATCTTTTTTAGTTAATAAATAAATTGCAATAGTTAATAAATAAACATGCGAATAAATAAATATAGCAAATAAATCTAATTGCGCATAAATGCAACGCAATACGCATTGCATCTATTTCTGCGATAAATAAATGTATGCGATGAATGAATGTATGCGATGAATGCAAATGAATGAATGCGATGAATGTAAATTATGAATGCAATTTATCAAATCTCTCCCATAAAACATGCTTGAATCTTTTTGATTTATCATCGCCATTGTTAATCATGAATGGCGAAATCATCAATCCCTTGTTTTCTTTGTATTGCACTCTGCGAATAAAATCAATCTTGCTAAATACTTGAATGCTTTTTGCAACTTTAGAATACGGCTCATGAATGTCTTCTGCTAGTTCAGCAACAGTCATCTGAATGAAAATTCTAGTGCGTGAAAGAAAACATAAATACCCAAATAAGGCGATGTCAAACAAAGAAAGTGAATGCTCTTTACGATTAACAAAAATGTTTTTGTAATAAGATTCAGACACTTTTTTCTCCATTGTTTGTAATCTCGGCATCACGGAAATGTTATGGGCGACTAAAAGAAAAACCCAGTCTACGACAGGACTGGGCTTCAAAAAAATCAGAAACTGCGTCGCTGAAATCCCTTGCGCTGGAAGGGATCTCGAGATCGCTATTTAGGAGGTTTATGGAGAGGGAAAAAAGGGCCGGTCGCCGAATGAATCCAGTAGTTGCAAAATAAATCTTTTCGTAGCTACTCATCAAAATCTGCTTCTTCTAATGCAACGAGTAGCTGTTCAACACCTAATGCGCCGCTTTGTAAATTTTTGCCCACTTCAGCAATTTTTGCGGCGCTGTTAAGTATCGACGGTATGTCACGAATATCTATGCTGCGCTCATTTTCTAAATACTCGTCTAATGTTCTTTGAGATAAGGCGGCTAACTTAGCTGCGTTAGCAGATAAGTTCCGCCCCAAGAATTCTTGCTGTAATCTATAAGCTTCTAAACGCTTTTTATGTTCAATCGCTCGTGAATCTTGCTCTACACGTAACTTTTGCTGCAACATATCTATGTC